CCATCTCCATGAACATTGTGCCTGGGGAGGATGGGCTGAAATCGGTTACAGTAGTTGGGAAATAGATTTTAGCAAAATTAATAAGGTTATTTCTTAATTCAGAAAAGTCCCTATTAATATATTTAATATCTCTATTAACCCCATTATTACTATTTATTAAATCATATGGCATTATAAGGGTATGTTAAGTTCTATAAATTCGTTTAAACTTGTAAAGACAGAATATGATATTTGAATTGTGATTATATTGTATTCTGAATTGGATATAACTTTAACTTCTTTTAGTTTCACAACTGGGAATAGGGATACTATCTCGTTTTGAATGTAGGTTTTAACAACTTCATTGGAAAATGAGGAGTCTTGTTCAAATAAAAATTCATGTAATCTACCCCCAAAGTCGGGGTTTAATGGTCTTTCTCCTCTAATATGAAGGAAATAATTAATCATATTAGACTTTATCTGGTCAGCAGTCGTATAGTTTATTCTAAAGATTGAATCTGAACCAGAAGTAGCAGTAGATAAAAAAGGAATACCTATCCCTATCCCAATAGCAGGAGATTGTTGATCAACAGCAGGAAGGTTTCCTATTTTTATAGCCATTATTTATTCATTAAATTCATAATTTGATTCATACTTAACTCTCCAGAAGGAAGATCACCCCCGGGTAGGGCCCCCATAGGATTAAATTGAGCTACATTTTGAGTTGTAAAACCAGCAGCAGTTTCACCTAAAATATTTTTATATTGTTCTCTTTTTTGTTCCATAGTTAGTGAAGGAGAAGAAGAATAAGAAGGAGAGGGAGGAATATATTCTGTAATAGTTTGTTTAGGAGCTTTTACAGCTTCTAACAAAATTTCCTTTAGTTCTTCTCTAATAACCTCTCTAACGGCTTCTTTAATTATGGATTTGAAAGTGTTAGTCTTCATTGTTTATAAATATTATGTTAATCACCTTTTAAATTCTGGGTATCAATTATAAATTTGAGTTCTTCAATTAAAACATTAGGGTTTGAAGCAAATGATGATTCACTTTTAAGTTTGATTACCCCATTTTTATCTAATGCTTGAGCAAATCTTTTAGGGTAAGGAGTTTGATTTAACCCATCATATTTTATTTCAAAAGTAAATCCTTTATAAACTCCAAAACCTTCTTCAGTGATATCTTGATTTAATTCATCATTAATTACTTCATATTCAATATTTAATTCTTTAGCGCATTTTTCAATTAAAACATCTAATTTTTTTAACTCATCGTTAATTTTATTTAAAATAGATAAAGCAAAATTTTCTAAAAAATCAAATCCTCCGGCTATTGATTTAAATCGAGTTAAAATTTCTTTTAAAGTACTAAATATATCGGATAATGTCACCAAACTACCTGCTGTTACTCCAGGGACAGCGGTAGGTAAAGGAAGAACTTTTAATAATGTAAGAGCAGGAGGGAGTGGAGTAACTATTTTAGTAATTAAATCTCCGGTTCTACCTAAAGTTACGATTTGGTTTTGTAGCTGGTTTACCCCACCTGCTAAAGCATTTCGTTTTTCTATAATGTTGAGGAGTTCTTCCTTAGTAGGACACGCATCTTGAGGAAATTTATTTTTAAGTTTATTTATTTGAGTTAATAAACGTTCTTGAATTCCTGCTACTTTTTTAGCTAAACTTTGTAAAAGACCTGATGATGACATTATAATGTTTTATTATTAGGTGATTTTAAAGTTTCTAAAGTTGCTAAAGCTTTACTAATAGTCTGGTTAGCTACAGCAGATTGGATATTGAGGGGAGCAAAAGGAGCTCCTGGGGGTAGGCTGGTTAAGACTTGGAGTTGATTTAGAGTAGATTGAAGAGCGGTTAATACATCTCTCAATAAATCAATTGTTTTATTACCTAACAATAAGGGTTCAGAAGCATTTTTACCACCTAAATAAATTTGAGGTGAATTAACTACTACTCTATTTTTGCTGTCTATATTAACTGAATCTTGGGAGTTTAAGTTTATAGATTTAGCTGAGCTTAGTAGTATATGGTCTTGGTTAGCATTTAATACTATTCGGCCTGAGTTAAGTAGTATTTGGGGTTTAGAGTATTGATTGACCGACTCAGGGGCCGTAGAGTAGGAATTATAGTTAAAAGTATTGGGTTGGAGGGAAACTTGTTGAGTTGAAGTTAGATAAATAGAAGCCTTATCTTCTTGAATATTTTCCTCTATAGTTGTCCAACCTTCATTGGTTTGAGGACCCTGCCCATTTCTAATTTTAGTTATAGGATCCTTACCTTGACTACTTCCAAATCTTAAAGAATTTCCAAATCTGCCTTCTAAAATATGATCGCCTTCAAAAGGTTGAAGGGGATTAATATTTAATTGCTCTTTAAATGTTTTACCTAACTCAATTTCAGTTCCACCATCTGTTACTTTCCTAACACTCCCAGCTTCGGTTTGTTGATAATCTTTTTGTTGAGAAGGAGAAAGATTAGATACTCCGGGGATGGCATTATGGTGTTGGCTCCCCCATATGTTGGTAGGGGGGAAGTAGTAAAGTCTAGAAGCATTAGAGCTCTGCTCTACCTCAGTTGATGGTAAAGAGAGGACAGTAACAATCTCGTTTAGTAAAGGATATAACTTAATGTTAGGGAATAAGGGATAAACAATTGTTAAATTAGAAGTATTATTAGTAGGTTGAGATACTTCCTCTGTAAATATTAACCCTATAGAAGCCCATTCCCCATATTCTTTAAATTTGGGGTGATTTGAGTCTAAAATTATATCTTTAACCCTTTTTATAAAAATTACCTTCTCAGATATAGAAGGAGGAATGTTATTAGGGCTTAAGGCGTTTTTAGATAAACCTGATATGCCATAGATAGGATTGGGCATTATTTTTTATCTTTATCACCATTGAATTTTTTTACTTCATCCAATAACTGCTGTTTCTCAGCTTCGGTCATACCAAATGAATCTCCATTTTCATCAACCTGCATAGAACGTTGAACAATGGTAGCCATTTTAATTAGGGCTTCATCGTTTTTAACTCCAATTTCGAGATATTCTTTAATCAAGGGAACTATGAGAGTAGCATCACCAATCTCTTGAACCATTGGTTTAAGTTCCTGAATTAAAACTGAGATTTGTTCTTCTTTCTTTTTTTGGTTGTTGTAAATTTCCTCTAAAAGGTTAGAGAAAGTTACTTTACCAAAAATTTTTTTATCAAACTTACCCATGATAATAAATATATTTTAATTAGAAGTTAGCATACCCGTTATTTAAATAAAAAACATATTGTTCTTTATATATTTCACCTAAACGATCTGCTACACGAGTTATATGTGGGGTTTTAACGTCTATAATCTCTCTAATATAGATGTAAAGAGCTTTTTTATTAAATATATCTATGTTTTCTCTTTTTCTAAATACTTCTAAAATAGCATCTGCTACTTGAGCATCTCTATCTTTAGGAAAAAGCTCATAAATATTATCAGAACAATAATCTACATATTGATCTAAAAAGTCTGAAATATAATCTGCTTGGTTTAGAGGAGTATCTAACTCATAGGAATGATTTGTATCCTTATATAGTTCTTCAACTGGGGCTTTATCGACTCGTTTTTTATAGTTTCGAGTATTCTGAATGATAAGGTATCTTTTAACTATAGTCCCAAAATAGGAATATGCTTTAGCCCCCTTCTCAGGATTGAAAAGGTGTATTTTTTGAAGAAGGAAAGTTATAATTTCATGTTGTAAATCCTCGATATTATCTACTTCAGTGTAATAAAATTTGAAAGTATGAATAATATTTTCAGTTAACTTAAAAAAGGCATAATGGATGTGCCTATGATAAATTTTTTCCTTCTCATCAGTAGAAGTAGCCTTGTTATAGGCTACTATAGCATCCTCAGTCTCTTGAGTAAAATAATTATTTGATGATGGTTTTTTTTTCTTTTCGATTGTTTCTATCATAATTTATCTATTCTAAAGTTAGATAGAACCTTTTGTAGATTTTTAATTTCATCATATATAAAACCTACTTCATCATCGGTTTTAAAAATGCCTCTACTATCTATATTTTTAATTTTTTCATCTGCAAATTCAACTATTTTAGAAAGGCTATCTAAATAATTTTGATACTCAACTAAAATGTCTTCTTGCTTTTCATTCTTTCTAAGAAGGTTGAAGGTCGTGAACCCTAGGATCACGACCAAGCAACTTAAAATACTAATTATTATTGTAATCATAGATTGTCTAATAGGTTTTTAAGGCCTTCACTTTTAATACTGCTTAAAGCCTTTTGTTTAACAGGTGTTTTTTTCTCTTTATTTAGAGAAAAATTTTCATTTTTAGTTTCAACTTTAGTTTCTCTAAAAGTTGGAAGCCATTCTTTTTCAAACTCAATTCTGGCAGCCATTAAGTCAGCTTGATGTAGAATGTAAGGAAGAGAAGTTCGAGGCTTAGTAGAAGGAGAAAAACTAAGTAAGTATTTTTTATTAGCTTCGTCATACAAACCATCATGAGTCTGGATGGCAATCATTTCATTAAAGGTGTATTTAATACCATGAGCTTGGAGCAAATACAATCCTCGATCAGGAACAGAAGCAAAAGCTAACTTTTCGCTATGTTGATAAACTTCTCCCAACTTATCCCTTCTCCATTGGTCAGTCTGGGGGATGTAAGCTTCATATTGTTCATCCCCAATTTTACCTAAGTCATGGTTTAGAGCCGAAAACACCAATTCCTCTTCAGTGTAGGTAGAAGTATCCACTCCCATCTCAATCCAAACCTTATTTAATTTTAAGGCACAATCTACCACTCTCAGAACATGATCTACATAACCACCTGGGAAAGCATTATGATATTCCTTCTTATGAGCAGCAGGCATAAGCATGATGCGCTCAGAATAAGTATCATAAAAATCTAACAATTGAGAACGGCGTGGTTCTTTGATGAAGACTTTGATTGTTTCTTCAAGATCAATCCAATTCTGTTGAATTTGTTCAGCAGTTAAAACCATTTTTTTATTTTAAATTTTATTAATTTCCCGATCACTCATAGACTCTCTTTCAATTGAGGACCTAATATCACCCAATTGTTCCAAACATTCAGTTAAGCTAACTCTAATGTTGTCTAAATCATTTCTTGAAGCGTAAAAATCGATATGCTTCATTTTTGCTTCCAATCTATCTATCTGATTGTTAATGTAATCTCTTTGTCTCATTTTTTTATTTTTTAAATTTGTAATTGAAGTTACTAAGGAATTATTGGGAAGCCAAATCATTTTGAAAAGAAATCTAAAAGTTTTTTAACTACAATACACTTTTCATATTCTTCATAATCCTCAAAAAAACGTATTGCTAATTCCAAAGCCGTTTTTAGCTCTATATCTTGCTTTTTTACGATGAAATCCACCAAATTTTCATCGTCTAAATCCAAATCGAGCAAGTATTCATATGCTTGTGTGTATAACATAATTTCACTGGATTCTCGCACTTGATCTATATTTAAGTCACCTCCAGCCTTAATTAACATTTTAATTATACTTTCACTATAATTATGGTAGTTTAAAATAAGTTTTTTAAACATTCCTAAAATATAGGGGAAAGATTTAGGATCTAAAGTAGGAAGTGGAGTAGATTTTTTATAATCTGAATTAGTAGATCCTTTCCCATCAAATAAATTAAATATTTTATTGGGATCTATTGGCATGTTATGGTAATAAATATTACTTACAATGGTAATCTGCTGCTTTTGTTGCGATTTGCATGTTAGGTTTGATATTAGCTTTATACCCTAACGAAGTAACCCACCCCTTAGCAGCAGAAACTAACTTATTACTAAAAAAATACTCATCATCATTATAATCTAAGTCAATCTCAACTCTAATACTTGGAATATTGTCAGTTATCAAATTAGCCATCCCAATTGACAACTCAGTTTCCTTCCATAACCTCATCCAATTGTCTTTTATTGGTAGGAAAGTTTGTTTTTGATAAATATAATGAACTCCATTATTAGGATATCTATAAGCTATGGCTGTAACGTATGTAATTTCTGAACCATATCGTTGAGAATCCGTCCCTATATGTACTTCTATAAAGGGGTTAACACCTATCATTTTAGCAGTATGATTAATAGGGTTTACTAATTCCCCATCAACTTTTCTAAATTTCATAGATTATTTAAATTGGTACCCAAGGAGAGATTCGAACTCTCACGCTTTCGCACTGGTTCCTAAGACCAGCGTGTCTACCATTCCACCACTTGGGCTTGAGCTCATTACTGAGCTACTACAACAGAATCTACTGCTGTAGAATCTGCTGTTGGGATTGAATCTGCTACTACCTGAGTAGAGTCATGATTACATTCAACATTAGTTGGGTGTGGGTTAGATTCACATCCTACAAAGCCGATTACGGCCAAGATAACAAATAGTTTTTTCATGTTTTTATTTTAGTTTAAATATTAAATTCTATTACCAAATATCCCATTCCTGACCAGCCATAAAATAAGCTGACCCTGAATCTAAGGTGGGATCTTCCATCATAAAAGCTATAGCAGTAGACCTAACTTCAGTTACAAGGCCATGCTTGCTGGCTTCTTTTAGGATAGCATCAACAACATCTTTATAATTAGATTCCATAATTTTAATTTTTTGTTATTGGGGGAGGTCCTTTACCTCCCCCTTAAACAACATGACATATAATAAATCTCAAATAAATTGAGAAGCGATTTCATACAACTCTTTATTAATTTTCAAATCCTGCTTGAAATTTTTAACTCGACGAGCTTTACGAAGCTTAGCACCACTAATATATTCAAAATCCCCATCAATTATTTTTTCTTGGAGTACATTAAATACATTCCACAAATCATTCCCCTCATCTTCCTTGCGAGTAGGTTTGAGAACTTCTTCAATATTAATACCATAATCCTTAACAATATTTTGATTTTCATTAACTTTTTCAAAACGAGTTTCAAGAGCCTTTTTAGCAAATTCTACTTTCTGTTCTTGAGACAAGTTAGTATTTTTAAACTTATTCATCACTTCAACAGTGACTGGGAGTTGCTCTACCAACTCAGATACAATTGTTTGGACTTCTTCAAACGAGTAACCCATATGGCGAATTTTTTTATCAGCAAAATGTTCAGTAGCAACTACCAAACCATTGGAACAAACCAGCCTAAACAACCCCGCTGTAAATTGAAAACTATTTTTCCCATCGTGAGAATTTGAGATAAGAATTTGTGGGTAAACAATATCACTATCACTACCCTCAATTACAATCTCGGGGTTGCGGAATACAAGCATATGCTTTTGAAAGCCTTTGTTACGGCGGGCTTTAACTTCAACAGCTTTACTAACACCCCATCCCATTTTCTCCATATCATCAATGATGCGATCAGTTGGGATGTGAACATACTTGTCTGAAGAACCTTCCATTTTATGAGTAGTAAAAACTGAAGGTGCTTCCTTTTTAATTTGGTCTCTTGTAAGAAATTCCATGACTTTATTTTTTTATTTTTGATTTAAATGTAATAAACTTAGAGTGTGAAGTCAAATTTTTTAATTAAAAAGTGCTTGAAATTCGAGCAAATCTTTTTCGGCTTCTTCGTAATTAGCAATTCCATATTGGTCAACCATAATATTGAGAGCATGTTCTTCATCAAACGAAGCTTCAACATGGTCTGATACAGATGCCTTAAGATATTTTTTAATCAAAGCAGCTGTAATAATAAGCTCATTGAATGAACATTCATTCTCAATAAGTTTTGAAGCAAACTCATTTGTCAATTCGGGCAGTGCTGAAATAGTCATTTTTTCTTTTTATTTCTTAATTTACACCCTAAATATAAGAACTTTTGCCTGTAAAGCCAAATTTTTTAAAAAAGTCTTTTTAAGAAGTAGTAAGTTCTATGCCGTATATAGTAGAAGTAGATCCACTTAAAATAGTAGGATTAGTAGCCACAAATCTAATATGAGAAGCAGGTATAGTAACAGATGGAGTAAATGAAAAAGTAGCAGTAGATGATGAGTTTACAATAAAACCAGCATGCATTGATTCAGTTACCATAGAACAATTCACAAGAGAAGTAACAGAAGCAGAACTAAAAATTTGTCTATAATAAGGAATACTATCTAAAGTATAAGAAGTTCCTTCTATAACAAAATAAGTAACATTTGGTATATTATTAACCAAAGTAAAAGTTGTAGCAGTTGTTAAATTAGCAGAAGCCGTAACCCCATCTCTCAATTGTTGTCTTGTATATGTTGCCATATTAATAAATATGCATGCAAGTAATACCCACACCCCCTCAAAATATCCGTATATACTAAATCTTAACTTTCAGAACCATAAGGCCCCACCTTAAACTTTGAAATAATAGAATCACCCACCAAGAAATATTCAGACTCAAAAGTGTCACCTAAATATCCTTAGGATCTTTTACCTTATCTAATTTGTTAGCCATCAAATTATAACGTATATCGTACTGCGTTTTGCTCATCTCCCTAAAATATTGCCCTAAGGTAGTAACTTTTCCGGTATTTACCTTGTTCCTTAAATCGTTGGTAATAGCGTTAATGATCTTAATTTTTTCCTCATCATAAGAAACATGTTTGAAGAAAACTCTTTCAAGTTCACCAATAAGTTTCTCAATATTCCCTCTATTTAATAACACCTTAAATAACTTTTCTCCAATAAAATTTGAAAGATTGGATAAAAAACGAGGTAGAGGAGGAAAAGATTCTAACTCTAAAAGACTATCCATCCCACCATCCAAAGGTTCGGATTTATATTGACCAATCCTTAATCTATAAGCAGTGGTGTCATTTATTATAAAATAAGCAGGTTTAAAAGTATTACCTACAAATAAAACTTCCCTTTCCTTAAATTCAGATACTAAATCAACAAAGTCAGGATTAAACAATAAATGCGGATCATCCAGTGGAACTGCCACTATAACTCCGACTCTATCGGGGGTGGTGTCCTTAATGCGTGGTGCGTTTTTATACGCGAAAATCTGGGCTACATTAAGAGAAGTAGTGAACGAGTGGATACCTCTTTCACTACGAGGGGAAACTTCTAAACCAGGGTTCTCAACATATAACATATCAAAATTTATGATTTGGGAATCATCCCAATTTAATTTGTTAAAAGTGGAAAGTG